GTACGGCGTAAGTTGCTGTAGAAATTTGACCCACCCCTCCCGGTCAAGTCTCAGCCTCAAGCATGATGACTTCCATGTCCACCGACACGGAGTTTGTCCCTGTGCTGGACTTGGCAAGCACGCCGATGTCAGTCAGTTCTGGCACCTTGAACGGGATGTCATATGTGATGCTCTGCCCGACTCCCAAGCCCAGAAACTCTTGCACCTTTATGATCGGGCTGTACGGCGCAACAGTCTGTAATATGTTTGACCGCTGCATAAACAGCACGTCCATTGTCTTGCTACCGCTTGTGTCGATTGTGATGTTGATCGACGTGACCAGCCCAACGTGATTGCGCGGTATTGTGAGCGAGCCAATGCACGTTGTGGCAGATGCAAAACCATTCAACAGCATCTCGGCCCAATCCTCTGTGCCTGCCGCATCCTCAATCACAATGTCGCCAGCGTGAGAGCCAGCAGCCTGCGTGCCATATGTGCCGCTCTCATGTACCTCGGCGTGATACAGTCTGATGAAGCTCTGGGTGGTTGCTGACGATGCTGACGTGCCAGCAGTGGCAATCACCTCGGTAATCTCATTACCAACAGCATCTAAGCCCCACAGCTTAACAGATCGCGCCCCAGCACCAGCAGCGGTGTCAGCAGCGTTACCTCCCGCCTTTACACGCAACTGAGTGGCTCCAGCCACTTGAGGTGTGCGGTATACGCCATTGTCTGAGACTGGCGTGTAGGACGTACCACAGGCGGCGTTGCGACCGAACTGATGGTGAATGTGGGCCAGACGCATATTTCCGCGCGCAATCTGCGCTCCCCAAGGAAGGCTATTCTTGTCTCTTAGTTCCATGCTTATCTCCGCGATGGGTGATTGGGATCAACGGGCCATCCGTCATCGCCAATGGTTGTGTCAAAGCCCTTGCTCTCAATAGACTGAATGTCGCCCGAGTGACAGGTCCAGCATACACTAGCAAGGTTGTCCAAGTCAAAAAACAGATCAAGGTCTCCCTTGTGAGGTTTGAGGTGATGGACCACCGCTGACCTCGGACTGCTCCTGCCGCGTTTAAGTGGAGCCTTGCAGCCCTTATGCTGGCACATAAATAAATCTCTGAGCAAAGCCTGCTCACGCAAGATGCGCCATTGCTTTGACTGGTACAACTTTCTGTACTCAGCAGCCTCCGGTGTCCTCCACTTATCCATCAGTGAACAGTGCTACCGTTGACGCTGGATTCCTGTATCATCTGCACAACGCACAACATCGCAACCATGATTTGCGCGGCGTTATATCCCTCGTCGTGGCATTCATCCATAAAGTCAAACACCGCATCAATGATCTCGGCATCAATCTCCAAGCCCTTTGAGATAACAAAAACTTCACCTGACATAGCTCAACCTTCCCTGCTGCGGCGACCTTACTGGCAAACAAAGCAAAAAAGAACCCCCACTAAAAGCAGGGGTCCAAGTGAACGAGCGCGCGTGTCTGGGAGGAGATGCGCTGAACGTCACTTATCACATATTTGCGCAAAAGTCTACTCAGGCTCATCGCACTCAGCGCCCAGCGCCATATAGCCAGCGCCGTCGCAGCTTGAGTCGTAGTGCCTGCCATTGCGCAGCCTAGCTATCTTGAGCAATGCCATCATGTGACAAACATCAGCCGCGCTGACAGGGTAGCCGAGGTATGCCGACCACATAGCCGCAATACAGCCGAAATTGGACGATGCGTCACCGTAGTCTTCCGCCCGTTGGCCATTAATGAGCTGGGACGCCTCTTTCAACACCTGTGTTCTCACGTTGTCTTTCATTTCACTCTCCATCAGGTTCAAAGTTAATCTCGTCATCGTACATTCTGACCGCTGTGATCTTGGCTTTAGGGAACTCATTCACCACAGGGGCCACCAGATCGTCTGTAAGCGCGTTTAAGACGGCACAAACGTCAGACAGGTGGTAGACGGTCCAATTCTTGTTTGCGCGTCTCACGGCGCTTATATCGCCGCTGGCGAGGAAGCAGTATATCTTGCCACCCCACTCGCAGATATGACCGTCAACTTTCGGCGGCTCATGGCCATCCTGCCGAGCCTTCAGGTTCATCATCTTGAGTGCTTTAATCAGGCTGGTCGCCAGCTCAACGCAAAGTGCGGCATCATCGGCGGCCATCGCGCCTTCCAAGTCATCACGCAGCTCACGGTATCTGACGGCGTATGCTGGCGGCACACAATTGACCAACGTATCGCCCCACACTTTGCTGGCCGCCGCTGACGCGAAGGTGAACGGCTCAACCGCTGCGGCTACCTTTCGATTAATCGGCTTGGCATGGTCGGTATGCTTGCTGTCAAACTTGCCACGATCAGCCCTCGCCTTGGCTACCTTTTTAGCCATTAAATTTCTCCCGACATACTAATACGATTGCCTTATAGGCAAATCGTATTCTTCGTAGGTCATGTCCAATCATACGATTTTGACTACGATTAACTACGAAAAATACGAAAAACGTGTTTATATCGTGTAAAATCAACAACATAAAAATCGTAGCAAAATCGTACATCATGTGACCCTTCCTTCCTTGGCAGAAATCCATATTTTACCCTCATTTTGCACCATATAGCCGCTTGAGATTAGCCCTTTGATGGCCGCCGTGTAGGCTCCAGATGGGTTGGCGGAGGTCATTTTACCCCTGGCAAACTCCCTCAAACTCTCTTCATCGATACACCAGAAACGCCCACTTTCGGGCCAGCCTGGGCCAGATGGGTTCTCTCCGCCGATACCTTCGCCGCGCAATTGCTTAAAGGCTGACACGACAACTTTCTGGTTTGCGCCGCTTGGCCGCTTCTGGTTCATGTCTGCCACATCGTCTGGATCGGCCTGCTCAATAGTACAGGTTGTGACCACATCGCCGTCCTCATCCTTGCCCAATTCATGCACCTTTAGGTTAAAGACAAACGGCTGCTGTGGCTCAAGATCGCGCTGTTTGGTGGCCGTTGCCGTGCGCAACGCCCCTTCAACTTCCAGCTCAATTTCTGAATCCGTCGCCGCACGGAGGCTCGAATGCCCCCTAGCACCCTTGGCCGTATCTTTGCCGGAGTGGTGAACGATCATAATATGTGCGCCTGTGACTTCACGCAGTGCATCGGCATTGGCAATGAAGGATGTCATGTCTGTCGGCCCGTTTTCGTCGCCGCCAGCCATTGCGCGTGATAGCGTGTCGATTACGATCATGGACAGCGGCTCACCTTTGTCGCCCTCGATTTGTTTGCACAGCTCAATCAGGCTTGCTAGGTCGGCCTCTGGGCGCAGTAGATCAACGGGCGATGGCCTGACAGCCAGCGGAGCGTCCGTTATTCCGTACTGTTTGCGCAGGGCCACGCAGCGTGACTGAAATGCGTTGCCGCCCTCGGTGGCCAGGTATAGCACTGGTCCGCCCTTAACCTTGCTCCCCTGCCATTCAACGCTGGCTGACACGCAAAGCGCCATGTCAAGACAGAAAAACGATTTGCCGACGTTTGATGGCCCATAGACCACTGACATCTGACCTCGGCCCAGCCAGCCTTTAATCAAGTATGATGATGTCAGAACTGGTTCGGCGTCCTTCAGCCAGAAGATCGGCTTCTGTTCCGCGTTGGGTATGATGATTGTAGCTTTAGGCTGCACTGGCTCTGGCTCTGCGTCAGGCACCATGTCAAAGTCAGAGTAATGGTCCACGGCGGCTTTCACGATCTCTTCGCGCTGTTTTGCTGGCGTTGGCCGGATTTCCTTACCGTATTCTCTGACAGCATCTGACATCCTGCCGCCATGCTCAAAGTGCGCCCAGATGTCGAAGGCGTCTCCATAGCAGAACTCACCGCTGGCTTGACCGATGCCGGATGCTCTGTCGGAGCCTGAGAGGCTGACCCAGTGTGTGCCAAAGTCCTTCGTGGCAAACGATCCGCTTGACTGCATTGGGCTGCGATAGCTGTCTGACCTGCCTTTGCGCTCATAACCGTATTTAAGCATGATGTCGGATATGGTGTGACGCTGGTTGAATACGTCAATCGGGTCATCGCCGTCGTATTTGCTGCGATTTTCCTCTCGCTGCTGTGCGCGCAGTGACCGCTCTGCTGCGGCTCTTTCTGCTGCGATGGCTTCATTCTTGCGGCGAAACTCTAGGTTTGCCCAGATCGTGCTTTCGGCTGGGATCAGCAGGCCACCGCCTCTGTGGCGCACACCGTGGTAAAAGCTCGGCGTGCCAAACTCATCTCTGCGAGCTGGCGGCACATTGGGAACGTAGATTGGTTGCCCACAGCGAGAGAGAGCTGCATCGCATATTATATTCTCTCGCTGCATAAGATCAAAGAACGCAAGCTGTGCGTCAGCGTAATCTTCACCGCTGATCGGCTCGGCCAATGGAATTAGCACGCGCCACTTTCGATTGTCTTCGCTGGCCCCGGATGACGAATAGATAAGTGCGGATGCGTCGCCTGTAACTGTGGAAACGGCTGTGCGCAGCTCGGTGAGCGACGGATCACCTTCGTCCACATCTAGGGCCAGCATCCAGTATTCTCCATGCTCGCGTTGGATGGCGTGATTTCTGCCATCGTGATCGCGATACGTTGATGGAATAATAAACGAAGCATCGGCCTTTTCCTTAGCCTGCGGCTCGCTTACGAGGTCGGCCAATTCAGCTAAGTCTATTCCGTCATATTCTGCGTATTTTTGGTTAATCTTTGTGTCAAGCGCACCGTGCGCTAACAGCAGCCGCTGCTTGCCAACTTGGCTCGTTTTTGTTAGTCTATTCATGTTCGGACCCTTTCCACCAATCACCGGACTTTTTTCCTAGTACCCCCTGCCAGCGTCCCAACTGGCAGGGGTTTTCTTTTGCCTAGAATGGGATTTCATCGTCCTCTAGCTTCGCAGGCACATCAGCCGCCGATGCTTCTGTTGGCGATGTTACTATCCCAAAGTCATCAAGAGCTTCTTCAACGCCGCCTTCCATTGTGGTTGGCACCTCTTCGAAGTCATCGAGGCCGCCGCCGTAGACTGCGTGAGTGACCTGCACGCTATTAATCATCAGGGTGATGCCATATTCAGGCGGTTGTGTTTGCGGGTTGCTGGAAGGGTACGCAGTGACTATTATATTACCTTTGGACCCAGACCAGAACTTAACATCTGCCAACGGTTTTTTCATGCCGTCAACAACTTTAGGTTTTTCGACGACATTGCCCTGTCTGTTAACGCCGTTTTTCTTGGCTTTAAACTCATAGTTGCCGTTTTCTAGCTTTTTCATGCCAAAGACCTTACTGAACGGCCCTTTTGTTTTGCACGTTTCATAGTGTGCCTTCAGCTCACTGTGCAGCTTTGCAGCTTCATCTTTGCCCATTTCCCAACTGATAGAATATGTAGCGCCCTGAGCTGTTGGCGCGCATTCTTCACTGCGCTTCTCCGCAGTGTTATAGCGATAGGTCGCGTTGAGTCGGGGATATTTTAACTCAAGGTTGCGAAGCAGCATTTGTTTGAAGTCAGTATTAGCCATAGTGTTTTCTCCTAGTTAAAGTCGGCTTGTAGCCATCGTGGCAGATCAATCACGTTTGTGATGTCTGACCAACCAGTGTCCCACTTCTGGGCCTCGTTGGCTTTTGCAATCTTGCGCAGGGTCATGTGCATTTCGCCCTTGGCCCAGTCAAGATATTCCTCATGTATGATATTAGTCGAAATCGCGTGTGCGCCTGATTTCTCAACGTGAACAAATACAAATTGTGATGCCTCATATCCAGCCTGCTCTACGCAGTGCATGTAAAAGGCTTGCTGTATTGCGTAATTATACCCAGATGGCCCCATATCCTTCGCCACGCCTCTAGGACTGGCATCCTGACACGTCTTGAGATCGTATAGGACGCCTTTGGCATCCCAATAGCTATCTGGGCGACACTTTATTTTCAACCCAGTCTCAGGGTCAGTAGCAAAAAAGCTAGCCTCGTTGATCGTTGTTGGCCCAGCCATGCGCTGACCCGCTGGGTGAAACAGTACGCTATCGGCAATATTTCGGGCAAGGTCATAGTCGGCGGCGGTCAGCAAGGTCTGATCGTTTGCCTGCGCTTCTTCATGCGCTTCCGTCCAAGCCTTACCACGGCGGGTTTCTGGGCCACGGATGATACCCTTGCCATCCTCCAGCACCATTGCGTGTACGGCGGTTCCCATATCAAACACTGGGCTTGGGCTGTATGTCTTCGCCTTCCAATGTGCCAGCGACTTGCTGTGGACCATCTTAACGTCAGATGACGATGTGTAATCCTTTTTGGCGTGGTATTCTGTGTTGGTTAGCTGATCGGCTGGGATCATCATTGCATTGCCTCCCTAGCAATATAGCAGAAGGTCTCGAAATCTACCTCCACCGTGTAATCGTGATCGCAATCGGTTAGCGCCGCCAGCGGGATCACACAGCGCATTGGCTTGCGGTCGTATTTGTAAATCAGGCACGGCATCTTTTGCTCACGCTTGGCGGCAACTTTAACTTGCTCCCACCATGCAGGCGCACCGCCGATTGGGCCGTCCTTGTAGCGTTTAAGCTCCAAGGTAAACGGGAATGCCGGATCATCAGGCGTCAAGTCACCGTGATCGGCTTCCTGATACTGAATTAGATTGCGCTTAAAGCCTATTCCGAGGTCATCGCGTAAGGCGTTGGCTGTCTCGCGTTCAAATGATGCGCCTTTGTTGCGCCCGTTGACCATTAGTCAGCTCGCGGCTGTTCGGCGTAAATCCCTACGTTGGCCGCAGCGTTAATAGCCGCCGACCGAATAAAGGTGGCCAGCGCCATGCCAGCACGCTCGGCGGCTAACGTCAGCGCCTCATGCTGGGCTTCAGTCAGCACCACTCTACTTTCTTTTTTCATGTCACCCTCCAAAGTTAATTTGATAGGACGTTACATCCTAAAAAAAGTTTATGCAAGTGCATCTTTAGTATTTACATAGGATGATTTACGGATTAGTGTAATTGCATAAACAGATGGAGACTGAAAAATGACTAGCCACGTTGATTACGACAATATTGAAACCTTTAACAAGGTTTTAGATGCAGTTAAGCATTTGGGTTATAGTGACACCAGTTATGGCAATGACACTTGCCCATCAATTTCGCGTGATTTTGATAACGGAAATTGGCAACAAGTTTGGATTGACTACGCCAACCCCGAAATGCGCGAAGACCCTGAGTGGCCTATGTTCAATGTCGTTATGTTTGATGAAAATCACGATGAATTGGCAACGGACAGTTTTGACGATGTGGAAGAATTAATTGTGCGCTTGAAAGGATAATCACAATGAAACATAAGTTAGAAATTGCCGCTGAAATCATATTCCTCTTGGCTCTGTTTGCAGTGCCATTGTTCATCAGGAGCGCAATGCTATGAACAATAAGATTAACTGCCCTGAATGCGATGGCGAAGGCAAGGTTGAGCGCGATGTTTGGGTCCGCCAAAGCTCAACTTGGCATGGCGACTTTGGCTGTGAAATTGAAACTTGCGATAATTGCAATGGTGACGGTAAAATTGAGCCATTGGAGGAAAACGAATGAGCAACGCAGAAAAATTAACCGATCAAGTGATCCAGTGCGCCGAAATGGATATGTCGCAAACTGAAATCGCAGACTTTCTGCGTGTTACCCCCTCAACAGTTGGTCGTATTACCAGCAAACTTAACATCAAGCTAAAAAGAAAGCGTCGTGAATATGGACCTCATAATGCAATATATAAAACGGCTGGAAAGAGTGAACTCAATCCTGCTGTCGGAACCGAAGACAGCCATGAGGCCAGCGTTGCAGCAGAGGCTGCAAGAGCAAAGCGCGCTGCTAGAGAAGCTAAGGTTCGCGATCAGCGATCTGCCGAAGCCAGATTGAAGGCCAGCCTTGAGGGCGTGACTGATAAGCATGAACGCTATGAGATCACTTACGGCCACTGCCTGCTGGAGTTTGAGAAGTTGCAGCACAAGCTGGGCAACCGTGAACCATTGCCATCCATGCAGGCTCGCAAGTCAACCATGCACCCCAGCGCCGTTGAGCTGGCCGAGAGACGCCGCCAGCACGGCATAGAGCAGGGTGAGCATCTTTTCCGCATGTTGCGTTATGACCAGCGCATTACGGCCTCTGAGGGCGCCGGTATGCTCGGTGACAGCATTGCGCGCACCTCAAGCTATCTCAACAACATGGCGGATGCTGGCAAGCTGTACCGAGTGCGTGATTTTGTTAAGGTTCCTGGCTACACTAAGCCGCAATGGCGTTGGGTGTTTAGCAAGCAGCCGATCAAGGCGCTG